TCAACGAGCTATTTCAAGGTAAAAATTTTTTTGAATCGCGCTATTGTTATTTGGTTGTAGGGATGTTACCGAGCTTTTTTGAGGTCTGTAGAGATTGAGTTACCTCTACTTCCCCGACAAACCCAATTTCTAACCCCCACCCCTCTGTGAGTGTAGTACGATCATTATCTTGTGGGGGGTGGTAGTAGGTACTGGCAACGCCAGTGCTATGGTATCATACGAAGCCTAGTGGCTGAGTATTCTTAGGTACACGAAGTGTGCTGCTTTAGGGTGGGCTCGGTGGCTACCCGATAGGGTAGGGGAGATCAGCTGAGGTCTATGTTAACCTTGAAGTCCCCAGATAGAAGATGCATATGCTTGTCTGGTGCCTTGAACCCGCCCCTATCTAGAATGTCTTTGCTAGCCTCAAGCTGAACATACTCAGACTTAGCCTCAGTAGTTAGCCGAGCTAGAGTATTAACCGCCTTACCTGTAGAGATATTCAATCTGTGTTGGATCTGGCTTCGGTAGTATTCCTGTACTTCTGGTTTATGTAGCATCTTACTAGCTGATACCCTTGCACTGTTCCCTTTGTATCCAGCCAGATATGAAGCCTCAGTTATAGTGCATCCCTTAGATACGAGTATATCCACAAGCTTCTTTGCTCTTGGGTTGATCTCTTTGTTTTTCGGCTTCAAGTTCATAACTCAATAGTAATCTACTGGTGGCAATAAAACAATCTCGATTATTGCAGACAGACTTGCTGTGTCTGGAATAATGAGAACGAGATCGTCTTGCGATCGAGCCTAACTGATCTACTAGATCATGTTGCATATTCATTGCGAGCCATATCCTTTATCAATTGCCTATGGCTGATAGTATGGCTCTTACTCATATGGTCTTTATAGTCACAAGTGCCATATTGTCTAGCCGAATTTTCTTATATCAGTAAATGCTTATATTGAAATTAAATATAATTCATCTGGACTTTTAATATATAATATGAGTATAATACTAGTATAGTATATTAACTTGGAGAAAATAAAATGGCACACAGTTACCCTATCTGGAACGACATAACCGCATGCATCTATAAATCGAACAAATCATATGGTGTTAAACGCGAGGGAATAAACAAGATCAAGATCGGAACTAGTGCGACTAACTCGCATGACTTCGCAACGATCAAGACCACCCATAAAATTATGGATAATGGAGACAGGCAATTCAGATTTTATGTTGATAATCGTTTAATTAAATCTGCAATTTTAAGAAAAGGAGAGGATAGAATTCGTTTGTCTGAATGGGTTGATCTAATTCCAGAAGACGAAGATCAAAAAGCATCAGATGACTACAACGATTTAATCAAGGAAAATAAATGAGTAAATTATTCAACGATGTTCTGCTGAGTTCTTTGGAGGAGGGACTCAGCACAGAAGACGCGATCAAAAGATTTAGATCGCATGGAATGAGCGAAGATCAAGCAGCCGAAATTGTAAATGCTTATGATTTTCCAGAAATAAATGAGGAGAAAAACACATGAAAGAAAATGATCAATTAAATATTATTAAAACTATTAGTGAATGCATGAATGCTGATCTTCATATAATAGAGAAACAATTACCAAGAGAATGGTTAAAAAAACAAATGATGCCAGATGTTAGATGTGAGCTATCATACAACAAAGGCAGACAAGATGCTCTCAATACTTTTTATATGCAAACATTAATAAAAATTAAAAACAGATTAGAAAAAGAATTTGCAGATACATTGGAAGATATGCATATGGAATTTAAGTATGACGAGTAAATTAACAAGGAGATTTTAAAGATGACTAAATTAACAAGAGCAAGAAAAGAATACGATTGCTATCAATGTAAATCAATCATTGAGAAAGGTAGTATGTATTCAAAAAAGTCTATCTCATTTGGAAGTCCAAGCAAGGAAACTGTTGAGAATAGAGGTGGTGTTCCCACTATAGTAGTGCATGGGTTCAGAGTTACGAAACACATCTGTAGTAAATGTTCGGAGAAAGCTAATGAAAGATAGAAAAATAATGATTAAATGTATTGCTCTGTGCAATCTAAGAATAGATTATTGTAGTAATTCAAATAACTTTAAGAACGAATTTTCAACAGATAAAACTATACAAGATGAATATGATTATTGGAATCAAGAAACACAATATAAAAGTCCAGAAGAATTTCTTAATAAATTAACGAGCCCAAGCTACATTGAACAAAAATTTTTAGATGAAGTAAAAGAGAACGTGGAATAGAGGAGAAAAATAATGAGAGTAAAATATGATGAGTATGGTGACAAACATGAAGAAAATATAGATAAATATGGTGATGTAATATACAAACAAAAAGATTGTAAATTATTGAATACTGAATGCGAGAACGTAGAGCATTGGATACATGAACCAAGCAATAAAATACTAGAAGTACCTATTACACTAACAAGACATTGGAAAAAAGCGAGGCAAAAATAATGAGCATATATAAAGATAACTTCCAAACATTCGAGTCATTAGAAAATGAAATTAGATCATGTAATGTTGAGGGATTTCAAGAATTTTTAAACTATCATCTGGCGAATCAACATGTATGGAGAATGATATACGATTATACAACAGCATACAGAAACAAAGGGCATGAAGTTGGTATTGAATGCATCTGGAACATAGCAAGACACTTTATTATTTTTGATGTAAAAAAATCAAGTAAAGATATATATAAACTAAACAATAATTACAAAAGATTTTATGCAAGATTATACAACGAAGTTGTTGACGATAAATATTTTAGATCAAGATCAAGCGAGGCTGACTCAATTGATTATAAAAAATTGATAAACTATTTAACAAGATTACAAAGCAAACAAAAACTAACAGCACTAAAACCAAAGGGGAATAACAATGACAGAACAAGAGTTTAGAAAATTTATATCTGCAATTGAAATGCAGTATCCAAAACAAAGAGCATTGAACGACATGCAAAAAGGTTTCTTCTGGATAGCATTAAGGACTTATAACTTTGAGGATTGTATCAAATCATTTGCAGTACATACTCAATCAAGCCAATGGAAACCACAAGTCTGCGACATAATGAAACATCTGGTCGAATCTAATTTAAGAATAGAAAAACATTTGAAAGACTTTCTAGACAGAAAAGAAGTTAAGGATACTATTGCACTTAAAGTATTTAAAATTTTAGGCGGCAACAACATCAACAAAACTCTAGAAAAAGATTATGAAAAACTTAGAGACAAATTTGTTGAAGCTTATCGGACCTTAGAAACAAAAGAAAACTTTGATAGTTTGCCATTAAAAAGTAGAAATAAATTACTTGGCAACACATAATATGGTATAATACTTATCTAACATATATATAAAACTTGGAGGATATATGAAAAACAAAACAAAACAATGGCATGAACACAGAAGAAAGGGTATCGGTGGTAGTGATGCTGTCCGCTTGATGAATGGAGACTGGCTCAATCTTTGGAAAGAAAAAATGGGGTTAGCAGAACCAGAAGATTTATCTGGAGTGCTACCTGTACAAATAGGAATAGCTACTGAACAAATTAACCTAGATTTTTTAGCTAAAGAATTAGATCAATCTATAACAAGAGATGTTGTTATACCGCCTAAAGATTTTATGAGATCAAATTGCGATGGTGTTATAGAACATGATGACACTAATGTTTTAGTTGAAGCTAAACATACTCATGCAAATAACACACTAGAAAAAGTAGCTGAATATTATTATGCACAATTACAACATTACATGATGCATGATGAATCAGACTCAATCTATTTATCAGTTATCTTTGGCAACAACAGGCATGAACATACTGTAATAGAATCAGATCCACAATTTCAAGAAAGACTTTACAAATATGAATCAGCTTTCTGGAAGTATGTTGAAACTAAAACAGAACCAAAAGGATTTGAAGATTTAGTTCCAGAAGTTCCTAACAACATAGCATTAGATGGAATGATTAGATACGACATGAGTAAAAATAAAAATTGGATAGCTTGTGCTAAACAATACAAAGAAACTAAAGAGAATTATACATTGCACAATGAGTGTAAAGTACAAATGAAATCTTTAATTCCAGATGATTGCAGACATGCAGTTGGCGAGGGATTAGAAATTAAACGTAACAAACTAGGTAGGCTAGCTGTTACAGAAATCAAAACTAAAGAGGAAAAATAAATGAGCGTAGTAAAATTTCTATCACCAAAAGAAACAATGTCAGTTCCTTTTACATGTCATGATGATAAAGAATATACCATTATACATGTAGAGGGAAAGGCTTATCAGCTTTCTTTTAATAATTCAATACAGCAATTTAATTCAGATGAATGTGAATTGGATATTCATTTTAAATCAAAAGGTAATACTCAATACTGGGTGATACTTCAGTTAGATCAAGGACTTTATGATATTGATCTTGATGTAATAGTTGAGTTATTAAGAGATGAAATATCAGATAGACATTCTGATATTGAAAAAGATAAAAAAATATTAAACAAAGTTTTAGCAGAGAGGAAATAACAATGACTGAAAAAAAATTAACATTACTAAATAAAATAAAATTATGTATAGAAAAAGTTGGAGTTGTTCAAGCGGAACAAAAAGATGGAATGAAATATCCAACAGTTAGTCATAATGCTGTTTCAGCTAAGATGACAGACATAATAAAAACACAAGGGATAATTTCTATACCTACATTTTCTGATTACCAAAGACATGGGGATCTTACTTCAATAAGATGCGATGTAACTATATACGATGCAGATAATCAAGAAGATAAAATTGTTGTGTCTGCATATGGAGAGGGTTCAGATAAACAAGATAAAGGCATAGGCAAAGCACAATCATATGCCATGAAATATTGTTTTATGAAATTATTTTTAATGGCTTCTGGCAAAGATGAAGAATCTGATTTATATGATATTGAAGATTATATAAAAGATTTGGAGTCTCAGCCTACTGAAGAATTTTTAGATGCATGGATAAAAGAAAATTGGAGTGAAGCAACCAATGTGTTTAGTAAAAAAGCAATGGCTAGATTACAGCTTGCCGGACAAGTTCACAGATCAACATTACAAGGAGAAAACAATGGGAAGTCTTAACAAGATACAATTAATAGGAAAATTAGGACAAGATGCAGAGATAAAGACAGCTAGTACAGGCAATACTTTTCTGTCTTTTTCAATTGCTACAACAAAATATACTAACAAAGGCAAAGAATCTGTATGGCATAACAACATACAGTTTTGGTCGCCAAGAAATAAACCAGATGCTTTAGAAAAACTTGCACCTTACATGTCTAAAGGAACACAGATTTATGTAGAGGGTACGTTAGATTATTATAAAGACAAAGATAATATAACGAGAGTAAGTATTAAAGCTCACACTGTTGAACTCTTAGGAAACAAATCTGATAATCAATTAGCTGATCCAAATGTTACAACAGGCGGATCTGTTTTAGATCATGAGCCAATAAGAGAATCTGAGGAGGCTCCATTTTAATGACAAAATTACAATCAAAAGTATTTCGTTATGTTAAACATTGTATTGTTGTTTATAACGAAGCTCCTACTTACAAGGAAATAACAGATGACTGTAACTTAATAGCCGAGAGTCAA